AGCTTTGGTTTTGGGTGATGGTCACATTCTGTGCAACAACTCTGGTGGCAACATCAAGGTTGGCGACGGCATCTGCTCATCCGCAACACCTGGCATCGGTCAAAAAGCTACTGCTACGCCTTCGATGATTATTGGCATTGCCCAAGAGGACGTGACTTTTGCTGACGATGACGAAGTGAAGCTCGTAGCCGTGCAGTACGGCGTCCGTCAGTTCATCCCCTGGGGCGATTAGTCCCCTTCACTACTATTTTAATATTCTCTTCAACACTGTTACCATTTGAACATAAAAAGTTGACACTGTAGGAGCTATTTGTAGTATATAATAGTACTACAATTAAAAACCTATGGATCAACACACCTACAATAATTGGGTGAAGATCAAGGAGACCTTTGAACAATCTGGTAATACAGAGAATATGTTCTATAAAAGATCAATAGAGATTGTAAAAACTAAAAAAGATCCTCTTGCAAAATTTCTTGGAGACGAGGAATGATGCACGAACAAGAAGAATTTATTACACGTTCTGAAGTTCAGGAGATGATTGATGATGCTATACGACAACACAACCGTAATGCTTCTATCATTAGTATGTGCGTCGGTTGGGTGGTCCTTGCTTTATTTGCTGAGGGACTGTTGAGATTGATTGGAGTCATTCCGCCTGTGCTTCCATGGCTCAAGATTACACTCCACTAATCTTTCTAGTTCCGTGGTTTGTTCTTGTTGTCATTGCATTATCAATGATCGCCCAGGGTTGGATGATTATGAATGCACATCACGGGTATTCTAAAAGCCCGAAGGTGAAACATCCAGAAATGAACGACGTAAAAGCAGGAGATCCGTTACTAGTGATCAGGTTTACAGACGAAGACATCGAAGAACTACAACAGAGAGTTCTGCAACAAAAGATTGATGAATTGTTTGAAGAACCATCAAGTTACGAGGACGAGGAAGATGTTTAAAACTCTTTTCTTTTCAACTTTAATCTACGGTTCAATTATGGGACTGTGGATTTGGTGGGGTCTTACACACGCATATCAGTAATAAAATTATGTTATTTGGAAAACTATTATTATTTGTTTCAATTCCTTTTGTTTTAACGACACTCTATTTCGGAACACGAGGAGGGTATTATGACTCCAAAGATTATAAAGGAAACGGAACCGCACATTAGACAAAGATATCACTTTGCGACAACTGCATTCGTAAGAATGTGGGGGCATAGTTCATTGCACGATCAAAAAATTGTAGATTTTTGTATTGAATGGGCTCAGAGAGAAGAAAATGCTCCACTAGATAATACAGTGGATCAGTATTTTTACCACGAGTTTAAAACTTGGAGGGGATACTAATGTTTCACTTAATCGAAGTTCTAGCATCAAACACAGTTTGGTTAGGCCTTTGTGGAGCGGGCTTGACGATTGTTCCCATTATGGGTATAATGTATGTACATCGAAAGTAACGGGGCGTAGCTCAGTTTGGTAGAGTGCGCGCTTTGGGAGCGTGATGTCGTAGGTTCAAATCCTATCGCCCCGACCTTTATAAATTAATTATGAAACGCATCACCGTAGAAGAATTGGAACAAAACTTTGATCAGTATGTTGAAGAAGTTGAGACCAAAAAAGAATCCTTCGTATTTGAATACAACGGTAAGGATCTAATGTTAATTCCTTACGATGATGATTATCTGAAACTTTACACTGAAACAAACGAAGCACCATGAGCACACTTGTATTTGATCAGGAGTTCCGTATCGCCCGTGATACTCCTTCTGATATCAATGAACATATGGAAGTCCTAAAGTCACTCGCTGATGAAGTGACTCACGTCACAGAAATGGGAACCCGTACTGGTGTCAGTACTCGTGCGTTTCTTGCTTCGGATGTGACTCTCCGTGCATATGATTTGTTTCTTGATGGTCGTGTTGTAGAACTTTTTAAACTTGCCAAGAGTGAAGGTAAGGATGCTGAGTACATTCAAGCCAACGTTCTAGATGTAGAGATCGATCAGACGGATCTTCTCTTCATTGATACTTGGCATTGTTATGATCAACTGATCGCAGAACTGAATCTTCATGCACCTAAAGTCAAGAAGTATATTGCATTCCACGACACTCAAACCTATGGAACTCGCAGTGAAGAGTTTATGGGTCGAATGGGTAGTAATGGTTTGTTGCCTGCAATCATTCATTATATGATTGAGAACCCTAAGAAGTGGCAGTTCAAAGTACATCGAACGAATAACAATGGTCTGACGGTTATTGAACGAATAGGTAAGTAACCGTCAGAAGGGATTGTCGCCTATTGGTTAAGGCCCACTGCTTATAACGGTGTGAACGGAGTTCAATTCTCCGCAGTCCTATGAGACAGTTCCGAAACTGTCTTCCTTGACTTGTTCAGGGTTTCACCTTATAATAACAGGGTCAACATTCAAACCAATGTCACTCATTTCAAAGTTCAAAAAAGATGTCAGCACTCTGAAGTGTGCTGCAGGTGGTGAATACTATCTTGATGTTAAAAATCCTAAACTTTTCAAAAAAGTGCGACGGTTTTATGAGAACGAAGGTGTCGTATTTTCTGGTGATCCTCTTGATGATTATGATATTCTGATGGAGTGCATTGCACAAGATCTGGAAAGTGCAGGAGTGGTGGTATGACCAAGGTTCTTCTTGAACGTGAAGGATATCGTTTTGTTGAAAATGGTATCCTAGAGATCAATGGTAACCCTGATTATCGATTGCAAAAGAAAGATCCTTACACCAAACGTTGGAATGACATTTATCTTTTTGATAATGGTCTACAATGCACTACTGCAATGGAGGATATTGAATATACGAAATGGTTAGATCCAGATCGTGTTCCTTGTTATGTAAAAGAAAGTGATGAATATTGGAATGACTAATCGTCACGGATGGACGTTAACAGTACTGGTCGGGACCCCCTCGATGAGTTTCCAGTTTCTCTAAAAAACTGGTGGTGCGGAACATCTGCAACGGTTTCCTGTTTTCCCGTTCGTCTAAAAAAACAGGTGGCGTGCATGGCGAACCTAATGTTTCAAGGTGGGTTGCATAAACCCACCTTTTTTTGTATAATACATAGAGAAGAGATATTATTTTTTGATGACCCGATTTAAGAAGACAGCACTTGTACTTGGTGCTGGTGGTTTTATTGGAAGCCATATGGTCAAAAGGTTACGCAACGAAGGTTACTGGGTTCGTGGTGTAGACCTTAAGTATCCAGAGTTTTCTGATACTGAAGCTAATGAGTTTATTCTTGGTGATCTCAGAGACGAAAAATTTGTTCGTCGTTGCATCCGTTTTGCAGGTGATCAAGGTAACTTCTACCACAGTGTACCTGAACGATACCTTCAACCTTTTGATGAGATCTATCAGTTTGCCGCTGATATGGGTGGTGCAGGTTTTGTTTTCACTGGTGAGAACGATGCAGACATTATGCACAACTCTGTTCAGATCAATCTAAATGTTCTTGAACAACAACGTAAGTTCAACGAACAAACTGAACTGAATCAAACTAAGATTTTTTATTCTGGATCTGCTTGCATGTATCCAGAACACAATCAACTCGATCCTGATAACCCTGACTGCCGTGAAGAGAGTGCTTACCCTGCCAATCCAGATAGTGAATATGGTTGGGAGAAACTGTTCTCAGAAAGATTGTATCTGGCTTATCACCGTAATTTTGGCATTCCAGTTCGGATTGCTCGTTACCACAATATTTTCGGGCCCGAAGGAACCTGGGAAGGTGGAAGAGAAAAAGCTCCTGCAGCCATCTGTCGTAAAGTTGCCTGTCTACCCATATCAGGAGGAGAGATCGAGGTGTGGGGAGACGGTCTACAAACTCGTTCCTTCTTGTTCATTGATGAATGCATCGAAGCGACCCGCCGACTGGTGGAAAGCGATTTCATCGGGCCAGTAAACATTGGTTCTGAAGAAATGGTGACGATTAATCAGTTGGTTGATATCGTCGCCAAGGTTTCAGAAAAAGAAGTGACAAAAGTTCACATCGATGGGCCTCTGGGTGTTCGTGGTCGCAATTCCAACAATGATCTCATTCGTCAGAAACTGGGATGGGATTATTCAATGACTCTTGAAGATGGTATTCGTGAAACTTACAAATGGATCTCTCTCCAGTTTAT